GTGGGGAGCACCTCAGAGTCGGACTCCCCCGCCATTGGCACAAGCCTCCAAGGAGATACCTTTTGCCGTCTAGACGGTGTGGATAGACACACAAAAAACGATCGAAAAATTCTGTACAGGAAAACAATATAAACCTTAACCATAACAATGGCACAACAGAATAGCACATTGACCACGGCTCTTACACGCCCGGGTCAGATTAATAGCACAGGAGACGCCCGTGCTACTTATTTAAAGCTGTTCAGTGGAGAGATGTTCAAAGGCTTCCAGCATAATGCTATAGCTAGAGATCTCGTAATGAAGAGAACTCTATCTAACGGGAAGAGTATGCAGTTCATCTACACTGGACACACAAAAGCCGAGTATCATACACCCGGTAACAGTATACTAGGTAACACCGATGGTGCACCTCCAGTAGCTGAGAAGACCATCACTATAGATGACCTTCTAATCTCAAGTGCATTCGTCTATGAATTAGATGAGACACTTGCTCACTACGAACTAAGAGGAGAGATCTCCAAGAAGATTGGATATGCTCTTGCTCAGAAGTACGATAGACTTATCTTCCGTCAAATTGCGAAGGGAGCTAGAGTTGCTTCTCCAATATCAAAGTCCGGCTTCGTAGAGCCCGGCGGAACACAGATCAGAGTTGGTACAAACAACCAAGCTTCTGATGCTTATGTCCCTGCTTCTTTAATAGCAGCCTTCTATGATGCAGCTGCTGCACTAGATGAGAAAGGTGTAAGTACAGAAGGTAGAGTAGCTGTGTTAAACCCAAGACAGTACTATGAACTTATACAAGGTGTTGGTTCTAGTGGTCTTATTAACAGAGATGTACAAGGTACTGCCTTACAGTCTGGAAATGGTGTAATTGAAATAGCTGGTATCACCATCTATAAGTCAATGAACATTCCATTCTTCGGCTCATACGGTACTAAGTATGGTTCTGCATCTGCAACTAACCCCGGTGTAACAAGCCCCGGAAACGTAGGTTCATTTGTAGGTGAAACAGCAGAAGACGCTAGAGCTTCTGTAACAGGTATTAACGGTAACTACGGTAACTCATCTGACTTTGCTAACTCTTGCGGACTCATCTTCCAGAAGGAAGCCGCTGGTGTTGTAGAAGCTATTGGACCTCAGATCCAAGTAACTTCTGGCGACGTATCAGTTGTATACCAAGGTGATGTAATACTTGGACGTTTAGCTATGGGAGCAGATTTCTTAAACCCTGCTGCTTGTGTTGAACTCATCGCTGGAGCTGCTACTGGTTCAACTGGTAACGCTGCATTCGGTGCAACATACCCAGCTAACGGTTAATTTTATTTTTTATACGGGGGCTTCGGCTCCCCTTTTTTATTATGCCTTTTCCAACCACAAACGCTACACAAGAGCTACCAGCTATTAACCAGATACTAACTTCATGTGGTCAGGCTCCTGTAACTACACTAGATCAAACCAACCCGGAAGTTGCGATTGCTTATGCTACACTGTTACAGGTGTCACGAGAGGTACAAGCAGAGGGCTGGACTTTTAACAAAGAGTACCACTACGAATTTAACAAAGATAACAATAACGAAATACTCATTCCTAATAACATAATACAAATTAAGTTAACAGAGAATGCACAAAACAAACCATATAGTGGAGTAAGAAGATCAGGTAAATTATACGACAGACAGAACCATAGATACACATGGGAGTACAGTCCTATCGAATGTGATGTAGTATGGGAGTTTGACTTTGTAGATTTACCAGAACCAATACGAAACTTTATAACAGCCAGAGCAGCTAAAATTGTATCTGGTAGAATAGTAGGTGATGATGACCAGTATGCTAGACTTGAAAAAGAAGAAGCACTACAACGAGCTACAGCTCTTGAGTACGAAACACAACAAGGTCAGTTCACTATGTTTGGACATCCACAAGATTCACAGAACTACTATGAAAGCTATCAACCATTTCACGCTTTACAAAGATAATGCCAGCAGTAACACAAAGAGTTGACAACTACCTTGGTGGTGTATCTAGACAATCAGATGATAAGAAACTTCCCGGTCAGGTAGAAGAGTGTCTTAACGGATACCCAGATCCAACCTTTGGACTTACTAAGAGACCCGGATTTCAATGGATTGCTAATCTAGGTACAGGCACTACATACGATAACTCAAAATGGTTCTACATATCTAGAACAGAAGAAGAGAGGTACATAGGATGTATCACACCAGCGTCAGGAGGCTCTACAGGAGCCATTGCCATATGGAATGCTGTAACTGGTGTATCTGCCTCTATTACGTACGGTACAGGGGCACAGGCGTACCTTACAGGAGTACGTACAGATTATGATGTACTGACTGTACAAGACGTTAGTGTTGTAACTAACAAGACAAAGGTAGCAGCTGTAACAGCAGCACCTTCATTCACTGCAAACTCACAGGGTACTATCAAACTGATAGGTGACGCAAACTTGATACCCTACAGTATTACAGTAGCCGGTCAAACTACTACATTTACGTCACAAAATAGTGATGATTATTCTGCTGTATTGACAACCATGAAGACCAATATAGATAACTTTAATATATCTGGTCTAACAGTAACTAAACTATCAGACAGTTTACACTTATCACGTACTTCAGCTTTTACCTTGACAGGTACAGGTGGTACAAATGCAAACAAACTTGGTGTATTTCAAGACCAAGTTGCTACACTAGCTGAACTACCTAACGAATCTAAGAATGGTCATGTAGTTAAAATACTTAACAGTGGTGCTACAACATCTTCATTCTTTATGAAGTATACAGCAGACAACGGTACATCTGGACCAGGATTTTGGTCAGAAGGTATAGCTCCTAATGTATCAACAGGACTTGATAATACTACTATGCCGCATGAGCTGATAAATACAGGCACAAATGCTTTTACTTTTCAGCGTGTAACATGGATAACTCGAAACGTAGGTGATGACGAAACTAACGCACACCCTAGTTTTGTAGGTAAAAAGATACAACAGTCATTCTTTCATAATAATAGATTAGGATTCTTGTCATCTGACAATGTGTCTATGAGCCAGTCAAAGGAGTTCTTTAACTTCTATCATACATCAGCTCAGACAGTTACAGATGCAGACCCTATTGACCTTAGAGCATCTACTATTCGACCAGCTGCGTTACACAGTATTATACCTACTACACAGGGTTTGATACTATTTAGTGCTAACCAACAGTTTTTGATGGCAGCTGCTGATGGTATACTTACACCAGCTAAAGCATCTATTCGTGCTATCTCTAACTATGAGATGGATACAGTTATAGATCCAGTTGATATGGGTACAACTATCAACTTTATTAGTAAGACTCCAAGTTACACCAGAATATTTGGTATGGTAACAAGAGGAGAAAACGATAACCCTATTGTACTTGACATAGGTAGAGTTGTAAACGAGTGGGTTCCAGCTACAGTAGATACACTGATAGCTAGTCCTCAGAACCAGTTTATTGCTATGTCTGGACAAGCTTCTAGATACATATATTTCTTTCGTACATATAATGATGGAGAAAAGAATCTAGTACAAGCATGGTTTAACTGGGAAGCACCCGGTACAGTACAAGCTATGGCTGCTGACTCTGATGACTTTTATGCTGTAACAAAACAGGGTAGTCAGTTTACACTAACTAAAGCAAGTTTAAGTCAGAGTCCACAGGATGCTATCATTGTTAACAACGAAGGTAAAAAGATTAATCCTTGTATAGACTTATATGCTACAGCTAGCTCTGTTACATTTGACACAGCTGGTAACTTTAGCAAATGTTTTATACCATACAACGATGCTACTAACCTAACACCAGTACTAATTATTAAAGGTACTACAGCTACAGGTAACTTTATTGAGTCTGGATTTACTATATCTCCAGAACGTGTTGTCGAGAGCGGTAACACATATTTTAAAGTACCATTTAAAAACCTGACAAGTATAGCAAGTGATGTTATAGTCGGATATAAATTTGACTTTGATATTATATTACCTAAGACATATTTTAAAGTAGACGATGCACTTACTAAGTCTGACTTTTCTGCTAACCTAACTATAGCACGCATGAAGTTTGCTGTAGGATTATCAGGAGTTATGGGTTTTAAGCTTAAGTCTAAAGGTATACGTCAAGGTAAACGAGAGTACACAGGAGATGGATCTACTGTAGAGTTTCCGTGGATTGATGATGACTTAAGTTATATAGATGATGACCAAGTAAAAGTAAAAGTAAATAATGTAGTACAGACAGCATTTACAGTTAACAGATCAGGTGCTTTACCTAAAATTGTATTTAGTTCAGCACCAGCAAACAATGCTACTATACTCATTTATCTTGATGAATGGTATAGTCTTAACCCTGTTATCACTGCTGACCAGTACCTAGCAAACGATGTACCGATTGCAGATCAGACAGTATTTACATTACCTATACACCAAAAAACAGAAAACTTTACATTAAGATTATTTAATGATACACCATTCCCAGTCGCTCTCAACTCTATGATGTGGGAAGGAATATACTCACCTAGATTTTATAAGAGGACATAATGGCTTTTGGATTAATAACTGGAGCTTTAATAAGCACTGCCGGATCTCTCATCGCTGGTAACAAAGCATCTAGTGCAGCCAAAACGCAAGCAAACATGCAGAATGAGGCTACACAGAGACAGCTAGAATATGACACAGAAGCATGGGAAATGAAGAAAGACCAGTTACTCTCACAACGAGATTATCTGGTACAAGAGATAGAACTTAAAGCAGAACAAGAAGGTAAGCTAGCTGGATTTAGAGATGCAACTAATTTAAGACAGTATAACTACGATCTACAAATTAGAAATAGACA